AAGGATCCCCTTTGCCAGCAGGCCGCCAGCGCCAGCCGTGCCAGCCACTTCCATGCCGAGTTTGCCGCCTTGGTACACCAAAGAACTAGGCTCTGCGCCCGCGCTTTGCAGGCCAGCATCCATCTTTGCGCGCCGATCCTGTCCCACCACATCGTAGCCGCCAACATTAACCGGCTTGCCGCCATTCAGTGCGCGTGCCGCAGCGTCCACCGGAGCAAGCAAAGTCGCGCCGATTGAGCCAGCGCCACGCGCTGCGCCCGCAGCAAGATTGACCGCGCCTTGCTTGATGTTATCCATCATCGAAGGCTCAGGAGTAGACGCGGATTTGACGGCCTTGTTGATTACAGCGTCGGGCGTCCCGTCAGGGAATTCGAGAACCGTACCATTGGCGAGTTGAGCTTCAATCATGGCAGGCGGTTTCCTTGCGCGTCAAAGCGGATGCGTTTAGGGGCGGTTGGCGCTGGTGGTGCGGCTGCGGGAGAAGTTGGTTCGGCGCCACCAACAACCTCTTGGTTCTGATTCTTGTACTTCGCTTGCAACCCTTGCACAACCTTGAGTGCGGCCTTGCGCTCTGCAACAGGGACAGTCCTGTCGCCCACCTTGCCCGCCATCGTTTGATAGTTCTGTACGTCGAAATTAGATTGCGGGCCTTCCATGCGCGGGACGTTTGCAACGAGCCAACCTGACAGCGACTCAAGCTCTGCCGCCGTCTGTGCGCTCTTGGTAGTCACTCCGACAAAGCGACCAGCCGTGTCTGCGATTGACCCGACGCCGCTTTCCGTCGGCCCCATTCCAAGCAGGTTATCCGCACGCCCGAGAGCATCGATCAATTGGTCGCTCTTGCGTATGGCCTTCTTAGCATCGGCCTTTTCATCAGAACCGGCTTTTGCGTCTGCCTTCTCGCCTGCAATTCTCCCTTGCAGTTTTGGATCAGCAGCCGCGCCAATAACCGGCTGACCGCCCACATTGACCGGCTCCATTTTTCCAGTCCGAGCGTTGAACGACATTACGCCGTTCGCAGTCTGCACTGGCTGGAAATAGGCTGGCGGCGGCGGCTTCATCGAACCCGCAAGCGTCTTTAGTTCGCGTGCCGAGTCTAGGCGAATCTGTTGCAGCTCTTTCGCTGTCGCAGCGCGTTCTTCGCGGGATAGACGCTGATCTTCAAGGCGCAATTGCAATTCTCCGGCTTTAGCCTCACGACCGGCCTGCTGCTCTGCCTGCCACGTAGAATCCGTGCCGATCACCTTGCCTTCAGGCGTCATCAGCGAACGACCAACGACCATTGGTTTATCTGGCCCCTTCATCATTTGTTGCATCCCGAATTGCTGCAACATCGGATCACGCGACTGCAACAGTTGAGCTAACGCGGCTTGCTTGTTGCCTGCTTGCGCGGGAACATTGACCGGCGAATTGGCGTTGCCTTCATCGTCCACCGTGGTCGCTGGCTGGAGCGTTTGCGCAGGCGTGCCTTGCAATAGGTCGCCGTACTTCTGCATCGTCGCCATTGAATCGCCCTGCCTACGGTCGCTCAAGCCTTGCATGTCGCGCATGGCAGACTCTTGCCCGCGCCCGCTGCCGTAAGCCTTCAGCAGATTGGCGGCGTGTTCCGTCCACGATGGCGCAACGAAATGCCCGCCGACCATCTGGCCTTTTGGCGCTTGCTGCGACTGTTGACCGAGCATTTCAGCATAAGCCATGCGGCGGCGAATCTGTTCTGAATCTGCGTCGTAAGCGCCCGGAGCCATGAAACCTTGTTGTGTCATGTCAGCCCCTTATTTGAAACCGTTACCAATGGCGGTTCCGAGCATCCCGCCCATCGGCCCGCCAAGCGCAGTTCCCGCCATGCCCATTAGTCCGGTCATCATTCCGCTGCTAGACGCATTGGCTGCATTCGACGCACCTAGTTGCGCCTGATAGCCCATATTGGTCGCGCCCAACATATCCGGCCCTGCTGTAGTCGCCTGCTGCGGGACGTTGTTAAAGGTCGGATTCGTCACTTGTGAGCCGGTGCGCAGCGCGTTCAATTCATTCAGCGGCATATTGCGCAGCGCCGTGGCAAGCTGCATCGTCTGCGGAGCCGTGTTGATCGCGCCGATGTTGGCCTGTTGATAAGCGTCGTTGCGGCTATTGCCAAATTCGCGCATGGCGTTGGCGTAGGCTTCTGTCCCTGGCGCGATGCCCTGATTGGCGAGCTTCGCGTCCATCTGGCCTTCGCGGTGCTGCCATTGCGGATCAAGGCGGGAGGTGAATGACTGATAAGCCTGATCCTGCACATCCTGCACGCTGCCAAAATCGAATGGCGAGGATTGCGCAGCGCCTACACGGTCAACGGCTTGATCTTGCAGGTTAGCCAGCCCAAGACTAGATTTATTCTGCTGATCGAATAACTGTTGCTGCTCAGGCGAGAAATTGACATTGGCCGACCATTGATCCTGATCGTTCGCATCTTGTGCGTAGTCCAGATTGCCATAGGGCGTGTTGTAATCAACCCGGTTGGCCTTCGTGCCAAGGCGTGCCATATCCAGATTGCCAGCGGCGGTTTCCTTCGCTGCGGCGCTGTAGTCCGGTGTTGGCGGTGCTGATTGCTTTCCCATGTCAGTCCTTTAGGAATCGGCATTGCTGCCGGGTCATGCTCAAAATGTGTAGGTCGCCATGCTTACCGGCGTCTTTTATGATGGCTTCGGTCACAAAGCCTAGATGATGGTCAAAGCGCAAAGCATCGGTGTTCGTGGAGTCCACAATTCCGATTACCTTGTTCACCTTCAATTGATTAAACGGGTAGTCAAATACAGTCTTCAGGAATTCGCGGCGCATCCACTGGCGCGAACCGTCACTGGCAACGTGCATCTGCACAGCTCGCCCGGTGAAGTTGTCATACATGACACCGGCCACAATATCGCCATCCACCGCCCAACCTAGCGATGTGCCTGATCCGTCGAAATACTGCCCGCCCGTCCTTTGTGCGACCCACCGGCAGAGAGCATCCCCGCCGACAACGATCACAGAATCGCGCCCTTCTCGAACACAATATCCGTCGATACCCACCGCACATCCACATCCGAGGATGCAATCTTCAGTTGTGGCGCACCGTAGTAGCCAACCCCGCCGACGCCCTGCCAGTTTTGCAGGATGGAGAAGCCAGACCAAACCGCCGAATCCCAAACCGCCGAATCCCATACCGCCGCAGAAGTCGGACTAAAGGTCAGCGACGCAGTACTAGCCGTGGTGTCGAAATCAATGTTGATCGACCCGTTGATTGCCGGTGCGCCGGTCGTGCGCAGGATTGGGCGCATCATGGAAAACCGCTTGGAGTTCCCCGGTGCGCCGTAATTGGAAAATGACTGTAAGGCAGTCGCTACGATGTTGTCGCCATTGTCAGCGTTCGTGTCCCATGCCTTGCAGACCACGCCATCAGCGCCGAAATAAGCGTCATCATTGAACAGGGCGAAACAGTTAGCTGCCCATCCTTGATATTGCCCCCATGCCTTCGTAACCGTGTTCATTGCGTATTGCTCTTGAAAGCCAACCGCATTTGGGACATTCAGCCACAGTTGATTCTGGCCGGGGTGATAGAACAACTCCCACCCGAAGTTGCCACCGTAAGAAGTGACCGCTTCCGATACCGCCCATTGAATCTTGTCCGTCAACGCCACGCGAGGATTAACCCGCGAGGATTGCAGCGCGGACGATAGGGGAACAACCCCATCCTGGCAGATCATCAGCAAGTCACCAGCCAGTTTCATCAAGCACCGAGCCCCAACAGGCGAACCAATGCGCCACACGCCCTTTAGCGCCCATGTATTAGCACTGGACGGGTCTGTGCCTTGGTAGACGATAACCTCGCCCTTGGAAGTCACAGCGACGTAGTAATCATCCACGCCCGTACCGGCATCAATCGTCCATGTAGCATGAGCGACGATATAACCGCCAAGTTGCGCAACAGCCGACATATCTATAGGGTTCGCAGCACCCGAAATCGCATTTACAGGGAGATACCAAGTTTTCAAGGTATTGCGTTGGATGAACCAGACGCGGGTTTTGAATACGATAGGACTGTTTAGCGTGGTTGTGGTCACGCCGGTAATCGCGGGAGTAGACAGTCCAGTAATGCTCGTCCAGTTCGTGCCGTCATACAGATATGGCGTATCGACCCCGTTTGCCATGTAGAGGAAATTGCCGCCCGCCGTGGCAACGTTCGCATACTGCCATTGCGAGTTCGCCAGACCAGTTACTACCGCCGCCCCTACTGCACCCGATGCGGTCACATCGTAGACTTCGCCATCGCTGATCGCCCACATTTCGGACGATGACCCGCCCGCGTATTCCATGATCGTCTCAACCTGCCCCGGCAAGCCCGTAGCGTGTTGGCTATGGCCGTAACGAAGCACAACCTCGGTAGTGGCGGGAAACCAGTTGACCAAGGAAACAGCATCCGTCTTGCCCATCTGTGCGAGCGAGTCGCGGGCATTCCAGCCACCGACCGGCGCAGGCAATGATACCGATGACGATACCGGAGCGCGTAGCCCTTTGGTGCGTGCGGCCTGCCTCATAGGTTCCAGCTTCCGCTTGGGACAACGATTCCTGGCTGAATATCATATTTCGTATTGGTCAGGCTCAGCCAATCGCGCCCGCCATCCTTGGCAAACGTGTCCAGCACCAAACGCTCGTAATCTGCGAAGTCCTCGGCGTATTCAAAGCCCTTAAGTTTCTTCCAGCGCCAGATCGTGCCGAGTATCAGCAGGTTTTCATCCAGCACAGGAATATCGGCGTCGTTATTCCACGCCGAATAGCCTGTTGCGCCGGTCGAGTCGGTGCACCAATTCTTGCTGATGTACTCGAAATAACAATCCTCACCCGCCGAAGGAACGGGGAACATGAAGATATGCCCCGCCTTGATCCGATGACTAGACCACGGGCCATTGATCGCAAACGCCTTCTGTTGCTGCCAGCTTTGCGGTGTGCGTGGGCCAAATACAGGACGGCGCAGCGTGCGGTTCCAGATCGTGTCGTTGAGGATGTACTTGTAACCGGGCGCAATCGTTTCAATTGCCCCTTGATCCTCTTGCGCCAAGGTCGTGAAAGTCGCTTCAGTCTGCAACGCCGTCCAGTCGTACCGCGCAGCCAACAAATTGCCTTCCCGATTGCACAGCGCCACGATGTTTGAAACCTGCGAGTCCGAACTCCCGACAGCGGAATTTGGCGGCGTGAGTCCCAATTCGGAGAACACCGTTTGGATGATGGAAAGGCAAGTCATTGGCTAGTCCTGGTTATGCTGCTTCTAGTTCGCGGGGCTTCCTGCCGCGCCGTGGTTTGTCGCCTTCCATCTCAGCCAACCGAGCAGCAAGTTCGGCAATCTGCGCCTTCAAGCCCTCGTTCTCTTGCTGTACCGTCCGGGCAACCTCACCGCCTGCCAGCCAGTCGCGGGCTTTGTCACGCAACTCACGACCGCCCATGCCGACATTGCGCATGGCATCTTCAGTCATCGCGGCAACGTCCTCGATGGTCAAAATGTTCAACGCGACGAAGTTTTCGGCTTGCGATGGCGATAAAGTCGGCCATTCCCGCACGCTGGTTCCGTTCAGCGGCGCATCCTGCCCTTGCTGCCATGCTTCATATTTGCGATGAAACCCGTCGATCCATTCATCGGGATAGGAATCGGGCGAACCGTTCAATGCTTTGTCCTTGAGCATCTTCAGCCAATCGGCTGCAATGCGCTCCACCTGATCCCGCGAACCGGGTTGCATGATGAAAGCAAAATCAACATCCTTTGTGACGCGACGACCGAGTTCTTGCGTGCGCTTTACGTCTGCGATTGCGATCCGTTTAAATTCAACGAATGGCGGCCGTACTTGTGCTATTTGCATTGACTAATCTCCTGTTGAGGACATAAGTTTTGCGACGTGGGGAAGTAGCCCGTCGCCCGCCACTGTGACCACCACCCCTGCTTGCGCAAGCTGTGCGGCCAACACTTGAAACTCGTTCACTTGTTGCAGCATCCAAGGCGCACACTTGAACTTGCGCCCACCCGCTGAAACCTCGATTACCTTGTCTGCATCGTTCTGCGCTTGCGGATAAGCGTGATGATTGTCGGTGTAGGATGAATCGAACCCGAACAGATGCAAGCCCCTGAAGCCCTGCGTGTATGCCACCGCCATCGCTGCTAGCCCCACCGTCGTGCCGGAGCTAATCAAGTGCGCCACGCGGTCTGTCGGCAGGTAGAACCCAATCCCGTAGGTATTGAGATGAAACACCGTCGCATCGGTTGCCGCATCGAATAACGCCGGGTCAACCTGCGAGGCGAGAAACTGGCGCTTAGTCTCCGATTGCAGAAACCCCGCGTTCGCCGGTTGTGCGTCAATCACGATCTGACAGTCAGGGACAATGCCTTGCTCGTTCAGGAACTTCGCTGCCCCGTTGCAAGCCCACACTTCCTGCCCAATGCTGACGCGCCATTTCAATTCTTCCAGCGTGTCCCGCAAGGATGGGCCACCGGCCACAATCACAACTTGCTTGTCATGTTCCGGCTTTATGTCCAGCCAAGGCAGATTGCGATTGCAAGCAGACAGCACGTTAGCCTTGACGGACTCGGAACTCGTATTGGCGACTACGGTAATTTCAGCCGATCCACCGCCACCAATGCGCCATACATCCTCAACCCACTCCTGCCCGCAGTTCTCTGGTTTGGGCTGGCCGTGGAAACAGACCACCGCTGCACCTTTTGGCGGGTACGGCTTACAGTCGGCTTTGTAGGAAACGAACTTGCCGGGGAACAGGTCTTGAAGAATCTCGGCCTCAACGCCCAATGTGTTCAACCACCACAGATCGCCCATTGGATGCCGTGGTTTGCCTTGCGCCTCCCACTCATCCCATATCCGGGCATTCTTCTCCCCGGCTTCCCATGCAATGATGGCCGGGCCTAGCTGTTGAGGATGATAGAAATCTCGCAACGTGGCGAACGTGCCAGCGTACTTGGCTAAGAACTCAATCGCGCCAATTACCAACGTGTCCAAGTCCATGAAAACGCACCGCTCGCCATCAGCAAACAGACCGCGCTTGAACATGTACAACTTGCCCCACCACGTTTCCAGATCGTCCGGTAGCGGGATAATCTCTATGCCTTCATCCAGCCCTGTTGGGTCATCAGTGATGCACACAAACCGGCCAGGGAAGCCAGCGGTCAGGTTGCGCGATAACATGTCCCGCAGGACATTGACGTACTGTGATCCGTAAGCAGTCCCCGCCTTCAGGCAGACCACCGTTACCGGCTTTAGCCACCGGCCCTCATACAAATCCCGGTTGCGGGCGAAATCTTCCGGCTTCCAATGGATCGTCGCGCCCGACTTCGGATGCGTGACCGGCAAATCGTCCCGATGGATGAACTTCGCGCCAGCCTGATGCAAGCGCCAGATAAAGTCCCGATCCTCGTACCCTGCACCATTCCTATATTGCTCGTCGTACCCGCCCACCCGTACAAACAATTCCTTGTACAGCGCCGAACAAAACGCAATACCCGTACCGTTCGGACAGGTCGGCACGCTCACCGTGCTGTGACAGTGCCACTTCTGTTCGTCAGGACAGTAAGCCGCTGCCAATACATAAGCATCCGGGCCATTGTCCCGTACACATTGCGCCATCTGCTCTAGCACTGGCTGTTCGTGCAATATCTCTACGCAGCTAAGAACAACAATGTCACCGCTGGCGGCGTATGCGCCTGCATTCCACGCCGTGACCGGGCTTTTTGGCTCACTCTTGGCCGGAAGCCGTACCACCTTGATATTCAGCGGCACATCCGGCACTTTGAACGGAACCGGGTTGCCGTCATCCACGATGACCACTTCCAAGTCCATCCCCGCGTACTGCTTCGCCAGCAATGCAATGGCGTTGTCTGCCGCTGCTTGCCGTTCCCAATACGGGAGAACCAAGGAAATCAAATCAACCCCTTATATTCCGCGAAGTCGCGGATGCAATCGGCCTCGTCATGCTCCAACGAAGCCAGCACCATGCACACGGCGTCTGCGCTGAAGTTATCCAGAACCAGCCAATCCAACGGCGCAATCAACAAGCCCACCGAGGGATCATCCAGACTTACAGTGCGCTCACCGTCCCGGTTGAGTACGGTTACTTCAAACGACCCGTTGACCGCCACCATGAGCCTGTGAAGCGCCCTGTGAGCGTGTCCACCGCGTTTCGCTGATGGGTCAACGTGGTGCAGGTAATAAACCCGCTTGATTTCAAATGGCAGCTTCTCTAGCACCGTCAGAGAACCGCGTGTGTCGGTGATGGTGTGTAGTTTCATTTGTGGGAACGATTGTTTTAAACTGCCCCCTCCGAAGAAGGGGCAGGCAAAGCACCGTTTAGGTGATCTGGCCCTGTGTGTGCGGGGCATTGATCGTGATAACCACGGTTGAGGTCGTGGTAACAACGGTGGTCAGGTTCGCGGTTTGTGCGCCGAGAATTTGCTGACCAGCCGATGCCAACACTTTCAGGCGACCATCAGTGCCAGAGATAAAGACCGGCACTTGCGGAGTCACAGCAACGCTGGTTTTCTTCACAACGGCATTGCCGCTGATCTGATACCAACCATATTGTGCTGCGACGTTAGCCGACATTGCGATGGCTACTGGTGCGCCTTTGTTTTTACCGTTAGCAACGGTCAACAAGGCGGTTTGGTAGGTCGTGGCGTTGTAACGAACGACCGAACCCACCACTGTTGAGGCAACACCCAACAGATAAACAAACCGACCGTGACCATAGATCGGATCAGAACCTTCAACAAGCGTCCCAAGCGGGTGTTTCTGCGACGTCTCAGTTTCCGCAATGGGTTGTGCGCCGACAAACGGCGATGAAGCTGAATAAGCCATTTTGATGCTCCTAAAAAGGAAAACCCGCCGAAGCGGGTGATGATTCGATTAAGCCTTGCCGACGCCTTGGCGGGCGCGATTCGAGCAGACCAGATTGCCTTGGAACAGGATCGGGATAACAATCGCGTCCTGATTCACCGATTGCAATTCCGGCATAATTTCCATGTTCGCATCCTGGTGGACAACCATTTCGAGGAAGTCCGTGTTCAGGAAGTACATGTGCGAAGCCGGAACACCGGAGGCTGTCGAATCATAGAAAACGTCAGCAGTCTTGTACTTCATCGACACCATGCCGCCCTTGCCTTCGTCGCTCGGTGCATAACGCTTGAGCGAGGATTGCGAGTTCTCATAGGCCGAGAAGTAGACCGAATCCATCACGATCAGATCAGGCGTGTCGTTGCCGCGTGTGCAAGCCAGCCACAGCGGGAGCATCATGCCTGCTTCAATCGTCGCAGCCGAAACGGTCACGGAAGCGTCCGAGGCGTCGCGGACTTGATTCTTCCAGAACGTGAACGTGGTCGAGTTAATGCCGCCGACCGTACCCGTACCGGCATCAGCTACGAGAGCCTGAATACCATTGATCTGGTTAGCCGACGTGCCGTCCGAATACAGATCGGTTGACAGACCGTTAGCCATCGAACGTTGCGCATTCTTCAGCTTGGCTTTCACGAAGTTGATGATGCGGTTGGAACCGGAGTTCGTGCGAATCTCCAAGCCGGAAGCGGCAACGTTGACCGCGACTTGACGCCACGGATATTCGGCAGCGGAGATCACATCCGATGCAGCGACGTTCAGCACATCGAAGCCGGAATAACGTTG